AAACGCTGTCTAGCAATCGTCACAACTGGGGACTGTCTATGTACTTCTCTCTTGCCGGTGTTCGTCGTCAGGAAGATGGTATTGTGTTTGCACCGTGTGACACCGTTCCGAATGCGGCTTAATAACCAAAGGAGATAATTATGACATACAATAATCAGAGTGCTGAAATTGTTGCCTCGGCTACTAGCGTAGGCACGGTGATGAATGCGATTGACACAAACGCCCATGTTCGCATGGCAAAATTCAGTTATACCAGCGCAAGCAATACCGACGGGCAAACTGTTCAGTTGACCGAAGCTCTGCCTGCTAACGCAAAAATCATCGCTTATGTGGTGGTGACTAGCGGAACGGCGGCTGGTTCGGGCGCAACGCTGGACATCGGAACGTCCGGTGGTACAGCTACCAACATCGCAAGCGACCTTGACATCGCAGCAAATGGAACCGATAGCGCGTTTATCGCTCCGGTTTCTGCTGGAGGTCAGCAGGTCTATATGACGTATGATGGTGCGAATCCGGCTAATGGCAACGTCATTACTGGATACGTTCTGTTCGTCATCGCGTAACGCGGGTTGGAGGAACTGTAGGGAGGGACGACAACCTCCCCTCTTTTTTAAGGGGGTCAAATGGGCTTATCAAAGACAGACATATGCAATAACGCACTGCTCAAGGTAAGCAAAAAACTTGTCTCTATCACTAGTAACACCTTTGAGTCTAACGTCTGCAACGCTTTGTGGGATCAGGCTTTTCGACGTACGCTGGCTTGTCACAACTGGTCTAGCACAATACCATCTTCCTGACGACGAACACCGGCAAGAGAGAAGTACATAGACAGTCCCCAGTTGTGACGATTGCTAGACAGCGTTTCAATGACCGTATTCATTTTTTCCGTAACGCTCATGCCGATGTTGTCTTTTACATACCCGAAACAGGCGTGAGTCCTTGTGGTATCGGTATCTGTAGCAGCCAGAACATTTTTGCTGTTAACAGTCCAAGTCAGATTCACAGCATTAGTCGTTGTATCGGACGTAGCAACATACGGTACAAGTTCGGTCTGACAGAACTTCCAGCCCAGCCATGCAGTTACTTCACCACTCATTAGACCAAGGATGTCACCGTAGTCACGCGAAGCGGTTTCAGTGAGAGCCAGCAGGTTATCGAGTTCGTCCTGAGTATGAACAAAGATTGCTTCATACTGAGGCATCTTCAGGTTGTAACCAGCCTTTTTCAGCTTGGAACGAGCCTGAATGAGTTTTTCTTTGGTGAGTCCGGCGGTCGTGTAATCGGGAGCCGCGCCTACGCCTACGCCAATCGTCTGATTCGTCCAGTCGAACGTGACAGCGGTCGTGCCGTGCTGACCAGTGTACGCAGGACTAAAAGCGGCTTTAATCGCCTCAATGTCATAGCGTTCTTTGTAAGAATCTACAGCGCGGAGAGCATACGGTCCACGAAAATCAGCGATAGACTTCAATTCGTAGCCGTGGTCAATCTCCAAATGTACTTCAAAACGATTGCCGTAAATTTTACGACGGAAGTGGGAAAGACAATCGTAAACCTGTTGCCCACGTGCTTCTGTGATCTCTTTGGCATACACGCCACCGAGTTGTTCCCAAAACATTTGCTCTGCATTAGTGAAATCCATGCGGGCTGTTTTGCCATCAAAGGCTCCAACAGCCGTAGTCGCAAGCAATTCCACATTTGAAGAGAATTTTGTTGCTTGATCTATTTCTTGTCCAGCCATAATTTTTCTCCTATTATTGTGTTATTTGTTCACTTCGATGCTGTCGGTTATCCTGAACACAGGGCCACATCTGCATTTTTCGTCTGTTAGACGCTAGATTTTACAGGCTCAAAAGAGTTGTCTTTAAAATCTAAATGAAATGAGTTCTACACTTAGTCTCAACAATCGTCAAGACATTTTTTCTTGTAATCTGTTTCGACGGTCTAAAAGGTTATCCAGTTTCGGATCATTCACGTTGCGCCCATTGGCTTGAAGGATTGAGCGAATCTGTCCTTCAACATCGGCAAGTTCGTCTTTCAGTCCAATTTGCGTCTTAGAGAATACATTCCCAACTTGCCCCTTTTCGTCAAGGTCTTTTGCAATTCTGCCAAGCAGAATCAGTGTTTTTGGATTGGCTTCGATCTCATCCATGTCTTCTTGGCTGATTCCATAGTGCTTCTCAAGAGATTGGACTGCCTTTGCCATGTCATCAAACTGATCTCTCCATTCCGTATCAAGCTTCTTCTGAGCTTCGGCAATGCGAGCTTTTTCAGTCTCTACTCCCTGCTTCTTCATGTCTGCGTAGATGTTTAACATATCCGACACAACGCCTTCCTGCTTCTTAGACAGGTTGTGCTTTTTTGCCAGATTGCGAAGCGTGTCAATCGTTGCGTCATCAAGCTCTACGTTTTCAGGCTTTCCAAACTCGTAGGCTTTCGGGTCTTCAGGAACGCCGAGCTTGTCATAAAACTTCTTCCACTCTTCTGGGGATGCACCGTCCTGTGGGATGTCGCCACGCTTTCCAGTCCATTTGTCCATGTCAACAATAGCTTTGAGCGCAGTAGGAATGTCAACGTCTTTGAACTTATTCCACGTTTTCGCTTCTTTCAAATCGTCAGGTGCAAGGTCTAGTAACTGACCGAATTTATCTACTTTAACCTCTGTTTTTGGAGCCAAGTATCCAGTAACTAGGTCGTTAATTGATTTTACATTACCCCACGCTTCGTTTCCTCTAATCTCTTCCGGTAAAACCGATGTCCAGTTTTCTGCCAATGTGCCGTCATTGTTAATGATTGTGGCATTTTCACTCATTATTATCTCCTTGTTTAGTTTCCACAATGCTATTCAGCATTGCCTTGATTCGCCACACAATCCGTTGCATGGCTAAAATTGCCTTGGCATCATCGCCATTCATAACCGTAGGGTCTTGAGGTCCCCATCCGCAATAACGAATCAGGTCTTCCAAAATAACCTTTCCGTCATCTGAGTTGAAAAACTGATATGCGCTTATAAGACGCTCTGGTGCTTCTGCCTTTTTGTAGAATACAGCATCAATCGAATCCATTTTTACCTTTCATCAGCCCAGCATCTTCTCAAGCGGGCTGTTTGCTTCAATGGGCTTTGACAATTTGTTCGCGGCATCAGCCAGCATCGGAGCCGCCTGAACCATAGCCTGTTGCTGTTGCGCCTCTGCTCTTGCGGCTCTATCTTTCTTTACGGCTGTTGTAGGACGTAAAATCCGATTCGGCATCATGCTCGTTTCTGCGTCAAATCTAGCGTATTCATCCGCATCAAAATTATCCCATATTTCAGGTTTGACCTGTGCAATAAGACCAACCCGCTCAAATGTGCTTTGTGTTCCATAAAGCTGAAGCTGTTTCAGCGCAAGTGCCGCCTTTGAAATGTATTCGATGTCAAGAATTTCATGCGTATCCATGCCGTCCAATTCAGCAGGCTGATCTGGATATAGCCTCTTGCGATACAGAATACCGAATACACGGTGCATAATTGCGTTATCGTACTCTCTAAGTCCATACAGCAATGGGCTAACTTCAGTCAGTCCAAGGTCAATCCTCGCCATTGTTTCGGTTGCCGTAGCCTCTCTCTGCTGGTTCATCAGAGGATTAAAGGCATTGGCAAAGAAAGCATCCATGATTTCCTCTTCAGACATTTGCATCATGGTTTCTGTAATCTGAATGTCTGTCTGCGGAACCATCAATTCAGGCTTTCCACCAAATGCCGCAGTTGGGTCGTATATGATTTTGCTATATCCATTCGATTTGATAGACTTAAAATTGCTTCCAGCAGGTTCAAGCCAGATTCCTTCTGCCCGCATCTGTCCTGCTCTAAGAAACGCAACCTTCTGATCGTTATTCAAATTCAGCGAAGACCAGCACTCCTTAAAGCATCCAGAGCCGTACACCTCTCCATGAGTCCGGTGAAGCCGTCCAACCGCCAGCGGAAATTCATCATATCCATCATGCCGCAAAATGGTAGGCTCTTCGCCATTACACTCAAACAAATAAAGCCCGGCAAATTTGCGCTTCTTCGGATTCAGCGAGCCTTTTTTGTAGTCAGAATTCATTACTACCGCATGAATAACAGTAAATTCTTCAGTGCTTGCCGTATCTAAAGCTTGCTTTATTTTTTCAGGAAGAGTTGCGTCTGGAAATTCCTGTTCAATCTGCCGTGCTGTAAATGACAAATCTATAAAAACCGTATCAACCATCCCCTTGCTGTCAACATCAATGTACGTCTTTGCAATGTTCTGTGTCTTAAAATTAAGCGAACGGTCTCCTCCATCCTCGATAAACATAATCGTCGTTCCGATATATCCAAGTTCAGAGTACCCAAGATACACCTGATTCGGAAAGTTAGACGACATGATTTCTCGGTACGTGATGTCATTTACATCACTAAGCCACCGCTTCACGTTCTCATTATCAGAAAATTTTCTTTGTTTTGCGCGGTATTCAAAAAATCTTGATCCGCCGATCTTGTATCCATACAGATTCGATGCAAACTTTCGACGAGCCTTTATGCCAACATCTGTCAGGCGAGAGATCGTTTTGCGTTGCGCCTTAGAAGTGATATTCGTGATGTTGCTATTGTCTGGATTGCAGAAGTCGGCACCAGCCTGCCAGTTCGTTTCGGCATTCGTGCGTTCAGTAGAGGTCTTTAACGCCGTCCTATGCTTCAGGTGTTTTTTAATATCCATTACATTCCGCCAAGATTTTGACCGCCGCCAAGTGAATTGCGGTTCATTTTTGTTGCTTCAAGACCACGCCTCCGAAGAAGACTTGATGTTTCGGCCTGTGCCGTTTTACCAGAAACATTGCGCTTATGAGGTTCTGCTACTTGAGGTATTTGTCCTCCTCCATCGCCCATAATTAGCCTCCAATCTTTTGCTTCAATTTTGCCATGTCATACACTTTGACATTTCCAAAATCTCTGCGAAACGCAACATACTTCAAATCAAACGGCATCAAATCAAATACCCTCATTAAATTTCCAGCATAGAAACTCACAAACCACACTTTGTCAAGTTCTTTGTTTGTATTCTGTCTCGATAACCACTCTTCATCGTACACCATAGCCCCGACACAACAGTCATCGCCGGAATAAAACCACCCTCCATCAAGAACTTCTTCCATGAGGTCGTAATAATGCTCACCCGCATCACGACGAACTATCTCAATCGGCCTCAAACGCTAGCACCTCCACCACCAAGCGATTCCGTTTTGCCAAGCAATGAGCGAACCTTCTTCGTTCCAGCCAATCCAGCTCTGTTAATCAGCGAACGCTCCTCTGCCTGTGTTGCAGCAAGTGTTGATTGCTGGGCTACTGGGTCTGGCGTTGGTGGAAGCTCTGGAAGGTCTGGTGAAAATATATCTGTTATGCTTTTTTGTGTGCTAGAGGCTTTGCCAGATGCTTTATCTACCCAGTCATCTGGATTATTTCCTGTAACAACAGCAAAAGGAGACCAAAGAGGAGCCGTACCCCACATCACTGATTTTGTTATTTTTTCTGCCATAGTCGTTTCGCCAAATGGGGTTTATCTACACCGATTCTAAGAAACTTGTCAATCAAAAAAGATACGGACTTGAATTATCCTCATAATCTCCGTTGTCTTTGTAGAAGTGTTTCTCATACGCAGTCTCAACAATTCCCAAATACGGGGTCACAATGCCTGTTACGTCGCTCATAATCAGGCTTCTAAGCGCATCAGCCCCGTGCTGGCTGCCATTTTTTACAGCTTTCCCGCCAGCACCCTCACGATAGTTGTCAATATGCGCCAACAACGCATCAACCTTCTTTGCATTGAAACGCAACCTATTCCAATTCGACCGCATGACCTCAATATCATCAATCACGCTATTCGTTTTAAGTATCCTCCTGAACTCAACACCGTACTTCTTCGCATACGTTATCAAATCACCAAACATCATGTGCTTCTTTGCATCATGCGGGGCATAATGCCCAGCATAACTATACGGCTTACTATGCAGAACCTTCGCATATTCCTCAAACATCATCCCAGTATTCTCGTAGTAGTCTATGATATGCCAAATGTTTTCATGCTTCTGCGCAAATACAATCGCCGTCGGGTCTGCCTCTTCCCCGCTGCCACCCAAATCCCAAAACGTGTAAACAGGAATCGTATCATTCCACGAAAAATCACCAATTCCGCCATCCTTCGCAAGCGTTAGCATATTCCGCCTAAAATACGTCCCAAGCGTCACGCTCTGCGGATCGTTGATATACTCACGGCAAGCCATCTCATAGCTCATTTCAACATTATCAACGGCTCTCTGCACGTTATAGAATGGTTGCCCATTGTATGGGCTTATAAGCCCTTCAAGTTCTGGGTTAATGTTCTGCTTGAATTTGTCCAGCTCATCATCAGGACTTACCCAGTAGTACGCCTTCGTAAAGTCCGGCTTCAAATAGCTGACAAAGTAATCTTCAGAGTCCTTTAGCTTCTGAACATCCTTCCATAAATGATTCGTTTTCTCCCGCATCGTCCC